AAGTAGATAAAACGGTTGTTCCTGTTAAATAACCACCTGCACCGCCACCGCCACCTGTTAGATAACCACCTGCTCCACCGCCAGCAACCTGAAGGTAAGTAGCAGTAACAGAAGCGCCTTGACCAAAACCAAAAGCCGATAAACAAGCTGCGCCAATTCTTTTTAATGCTGGCATTGAAAATCCTTAGGCAAATTTAGTAATTGAGGCAAGTACTGTATAGGTCGGGGCTGTTGAAGTCTTAGTTATTACATAGTTATACACATCGACTGCAGCCGTATCTCCAGAAGTTGGCGCTGTACCGCCTTGCCATTTAGGAGTAACAGTAGAGCCGTCAATCTGAACTAAAGAATTGTAATAAGCAGTAGCACCCTGAGTAGCCAGCAAACTACAAGTAATTGTCTGATTATTTGCAAGAGTATTGGCTAAAGTAAATGTACTAGAACCACGGAAGTTTACCGTCCAATTAGCCGTTGCATTGGCTGTAGAGTAATAAACCGATTGCGTGTTTACATCAAAGTTAATTGTACTTGCAGCGCCTGTACCAGATACGGTAGTGGGTTCTACGATATTAACTGTATTAAACGCAGTAGAAGTTGCGTTACCAGAGAACGTTGCAAGATTGGCAGTTACAGTAGTAAACGAACCTGTATTGGCTGTTGTAGCACCAATAGTCATGTTATTAAGAGTGCCACCTGTAAAGGCAACGCTGTTAATTGTTCCACCAGTAATAACTACAGTAGTAGCATTTTGAGTAGACATTGTACCCAAGCCAACATATGTAACGTTAGTAAGCGAAACGTTGTTGATTGTTCCACCAGTAATTGTTACGTTACCAGATGTAATACCTGTCCCTGAAATTGTTCCGCCAGTAACTGTAATTGCATTGGCGTTTTGAGTCGCCATAGTACCAAGACCAGAAACGTTTGCAGCTGGAATGGTAATGCCAGAAATTGTACCGCCCGTAATTAATACGTTAGCAGAAGCAAAGTTGGTAATTGTAGTTACATTATTTGCATCTAAATAAACAGCTTTTTCAGCAGGATAAGTTACAAATACTGATTTAGTTCCTGCGCCAAAGTTAACTACTGCATTGGCATTACTAGATGCAAGAATGGTTGTACGAGCTAAAGATACGTTACCAGTATAGTAAGTGCCAATACCTACTTCCCAGTTAGAACCCGATTGGTCCGCAATGGTGTAGTAAGTTGTATTAGTATTCCCAACGACAGCAAAAGACTGATAACCTGTTACGGCTCCAGCCAGCGTAATAGTTCCCGTACCTGTTGAGGTACTAGTCTCTTGGACTCGATCACTTAATACTAAAGCCATGTCAGGCTCCTTATGCTATACGAATAATAGCGTTTTGATAATCAGCGGTAGGAAATATAACAGTAAAAGTACCGTTAGTAGCAGTTTTATCGCCACCAAATGACAGTGATGCCACAGCGGTATTTGCAGTACTGTTATAAATCAAAGCGCCAGCAGCAGTAATGTTTGCATTTGTCCATGAGCTATTTGAAAACGACATAAATGCTACGTTACCAGTGTTAGTTGGGCTTGTGCTAACTGCTAAAGTGTTGCCACCTGCAGTGTAGTTTGATCCAGAACTAGATACTTCATTAAGACTTGTATAGTTTGCCGTTCCATTGCTTAAAGATGCTGAACTTGTATATAAAGCAATCTTATATGTTGTAGTTGCACCCGAAATTAAGTTTTGCTGACCACTAAGGATTTGAACCTTAAAGTTGTCACACATTCCTTGAGTAATTGCCATTTTTTGCTCCTAGTAAAAGTTTAAGGATTAACCTTGATTTTTGCTTGTCCGTCCCTGTACGCATCCCCACGCTCAAGGCCAGTTCCCAAACGATTCAACTGCTGTAATGCCTCATTGTACTTGGTGTTGTACGCTAATAGCATATCTGTTTCACCCTTCATGTAGGTATAAGCCTCAACCAAAGAACCATAAAGAAGAACAGGGCTGTAATTATCACCAAGCCATGAAGAACCAGCGGTAACAATGGATTCTGGGTAATAAAAGTAGTGTAATTCGATAGTATATGCAGAATCTGGGGATGGCCCTAACATAAAGCTCAATTCATTAGGATCATTTAACCGTGAACCAAACAAAGCATAGTATTTTGGCATCCCTTTGGCAGTCGGATCTGGGTAGGCTTGGCGAATATAGTTAACATCTTTGTTAAGCAAATACTCATATATGCCAGTAGCATCAATAACAGCCATTGAAAATGTAGATAAATAGTCGTTTGGGCAGCCAAGATATGGCGTTGATGGAGAACAGTTTCCAGTAACATTCTTTCGCAAAGAGGGAATTTGCACTGTATTGTAAATACGTGCTTCCGCTTGCTGGATAAAAGTATTAATCTGCGTTGTAGCAGTTATAGCACTTCCATTAGCAAGATACGTATCTGGAAATATGTTTTCCGTATACGTCTGAATCTGAGCGAAAAGGGTGTTGTAATCCATTATGCCATTGGGCCTCTAGACTTAATACCTTTTGTTGCAGCGCCATAACCACGCATATCAACACCTTCAGTCTTAGGGCCACGGGTCTTGTTGCTGATTGAAACAGTCATAGCTGGCATCCCACCAGGAGTATGCTCATCAGCTCTCATGGTATTTGGGTTGGTAGCGTATTGAATATCAGCGCTTTTATCGTTTGGCTTTGGCTGTGCATAAACACCAATATCCCGATCAGTACCAGTACTTTGGGGAAACTTATAAGTCCAAGTGCTTGCGTCTTTAGCTTCTTTAGCATGACCAAGCGGGAATTTACCCCCTGGAGTAGCCTTAACTGTCTTATTCGTAGCCATTATCGACCTCTTCCTGCAGATTTTTGCAACATAGCACGAGCCATATTACGACCAACAGCCTTCATAGAATTACCTAGTTTCTGTGGTCCCTTTTTTGGGCCTTTTTCAATTCCTACGGATGGGCCTGAATCACCAAGGTTAGTACCCTTAGTTTTACCTGTTTTTGTTACTCCGTCTGCTGCTTTTCTGAATGTCATAATTTACTCCTAAGTTATACTAACCGTTACTGTACCAAGTTGTGTGCTACCTATCAAGTCATTTGGCGTTAAAGCATTGTCAAATAATCTAGAACCACCTACAGGGTTCCAGCCCCACTGAAATACTCTACTACCCATATCCTGCGTACCCAATCCATTTGGACCAGTGCCGCCATTTAAACTAATCTGTAAACCATTTGTTCCCGAAGCTAAATAACTAACATCAGGCCTTGGGTCTCTTACTGCTTGCGGGTCATTCACTGGATACATACCCAGTTGTAACTGAGGCTGGTCAGGGTCCCAGCAAGTAGGGCATACCTTTATTTTAAATGGTTTTGTCTTTACCGTCTGTGTCTTTAGTTCCTTTAGCTTATATCTCTGGGCGCATCGATCACATTCGGCAATGGCGTGTTTGCCAGATGCAAATTGATTAGGCATAGACTATCCCAAATGTATTATGCATAGAACATATTCCTTGGTACAAACCGCACTGGTGACTTATCTCTATCTTCGTCAGCTGCTAACTGGAAAGACTCATCATATGCTGCTTTTAACATCATTATTCTGTTTGGATCTACATCTGGTAACTTAGTGCTAAGCTGATACGCCAGCCCTGCAACCATGCAAGGTATAAATCGAAATGGGATGTCCTGTACATATATTCCAGTTCCCGCATCTTGAATCCTACGAAGCCTGTAATAAACAAATAAGTACTGACTTCCAGGTGAATTTGGTGTTGGCCATACATTAATACATGGCAAATTCTGTACAGTAATCGCTGCACCAGTTAAATGAGAAGCTGCTGTAGTGCCATTTTGACCACGGGCACAGTTAATTAGTTGGTTTCCACTAACATTTGGGTAGCTAATTGTCTCTGTACCAATCTTAATAAAACCAGAAGAAGTGATTCCAGCGGTGCTTGTTAGCGCAATAGTGGTTGTTGTAGAACTAACATTGCCATCTAAAAGCACTGTTGTAGCGTTTTCTTGGCCTGATTGACGGTTGATATATACCTGAATTGGTCTGCCTTGTGCCAGTTTATTAGGCAAAGACATATATGTTGGCTCTGCAATACGGCTGATATTGATGTCCATCTGGTTAGATGTACCATTGTTCTGGCGAATAACCATGTCCATCAAGTCAATGGTATCGGCTGGGTATGGATACATAGCCTGTCCAGTGACCATAGGAATGATTCCCTGCTCGACTGTCCACAAGTTAATACCCTTGTTAGCCCATTCAATTGTAAGAAGGTTTAAAGACCTTCTAGCGGTTTTAAAGTCATATCCAGTACGAAGCTCTCTACCACAGCGCTCAAACGCCTCCTCAATGAGGTCATTAACGTCTAAGTTAAATGCTGTGGTCCCTGTTGTGCTCATTTTTTCATGCCTTTAAGAGTCTCAGCGAGACGTGCTCTTTGCCCCAGTTTTCCTGGCTTTTGTGCTGCTGCTGCTAGTTTTTTTGCTGGGATTGGCTGTCCTGCTTTTGCTCCCAACGCTTTTCGTAGCGACCCTGGTTTTTTTATTGCTCCCGCTATCCAATTTTTGGTTGCCATTATTAGCCTTTCTTGGCTGTTTTGGCTGACTTGATAAAGTCGGCTTTACTTGGAGCGCCTTTACTACCAGGCTTTCGCATTTTCTCATTAGATCCTGCAGCGATGCGAGCACGTTTTTTATGAATGTTTTCATACAATCCTACCTTTCCTCCTTCAGCGTACTGCGTGAAGTCAGTATTATCCCTACGGGGCTTTCTTTTCCCGCTAGGCATTTTAGATGGGGCTATATCGCCCATTCCACGAGATGCTCTCATTTTTTAGCCTTACCACCCATGCACATTGCTTTAATGTGTTCATCATGGTTTTTAAAACCAGCAGAGTGCTTCTTAACATGAACGCTGTGATGGACAAATCCACCAGACTTCATGCCAGTAACATTACCCATGGTATCTACGGCAGGAATGTTCTGTTCGGTTGTGCCAAACATTTTGTAATCACGCTCTTTTTCAGCACGAATACCTTTTTCCTTGTTAGCCTTGTAATAGGCTTCCCGTTTTTCTTTCTCTTTACCAGTCTCAGTAAATGCCATGATTTAGCACATCTTCCCACGGGTTTTACCCTTAGAAGCTATTCCATCAGCACGGCTGGAAGCTGAACCGCCTTTAGCCATACCTTTAGCGCCACCCATGATGCCCATTGATTTGCCTGAATCGCCTAAAAGTTTGCCTTTAGTGTGACCACGCTTTTGAACAGCGGACTCACCATGAGCTAATAATTTATTTGAACCTTTTTCTACATCCATTGCCATTGTGCGTGGCCCCATAGTTTCTTTCATCATTCCACCTTTTGCTAGAGTAATTTTTGTACCTTTACCGCCCTTGTGTTCTTGAGCATCGTGCTCTTTGAACGCTTTTTTAATCATGGCAACATCTTGCTTCTTGTCCATCGCCATTTCTTTTTTAGTTTCTGATTTAGATTCTTTCATAGTTCCGCCTTCTTTAAATCCTGTAAATTTAGAAACACTTGCATTTGGCAGTTGAATCTGACCATGATGCACTCTTGGATTGGCTATTTTAGCCTCCATAGGATTAGTAGAACCACCCTTACGGAACTTTTTACCTTTGTCAGCATCAATAAAGTCTCTACCAACTGACATAGGAACACCTGCTTTTTTAGCAAATTCTTTTGAATGAGCAATAGCTTCCATAAAGTTATGCTGTTTTTTAGATGTAGATGGCATTATTTATGACTCCAATATCCAATAACTACACCAATAACTCCAGTAATAAGACTTACTGCGCCACCGATTGCCATTAATGTTTTCCAACC